CTGAATATCCAGAAGTTTACAATTCACTCGACCACGCACGAACCACCATTCGAATGATAAGAGGTAAAATTGGAGCGCGACAAAAGAAATCTTTAAAAGATAAATCATTGCTTGAAGAAAAGCCACGACCATTGAACCCATTCGCACTACCGAAGTCGTATTCAAAGAAAAGAAGACACGTTGAATTGAAGGGAAACAAGTTTCTCATTCTTTCCGATATTCACCTTCCCTATCAAGACAACGAAGCGTTAGAGTGCGCTATTGAAGAAGGATTGAAACAGGGGTGTGACGCAATCATTTTGAATGGTGACGCGTTAGACTGCCACATGATTTCCGACTTCGTTAAAGATCCACGCAAGAGAAAATTCAAAGACGAACTATATTCAATCCGTCAATTCCTTGCGTCACTTAGAAACACCTTCCCGAACGCGAATATCTATTACAAAGAAGGAAACCACGAGGAAAGATATTGGAGATATATGCGAATTAAAGCACCCGAACTATTCGACATTGACGCTTTCGACTTTCCAACGTTGACGCATTGCGACAAGCACGACGTGAAATGGATTGACGGAAAGAGCAAGTTAAACATTGGTAAACTTTCAATCTTTCACGGACACGAGTTCGGCAAACAATTCCTTCCGTCGGTTAACGTGGCGCGTGGTTTGTTTATGAAGACGAAAGTTTCTTCGTTATGTGGACATCATCACCAGACAGCAGAACACAATGAAAGGGATGCAAACGGAAAGTTTATAACCTGTTGGGGTGTTGGTTGCTTATCTGAATTAAGTCCCGATTACAACCCTTATTCGAAGTACAATCATGGATTTGCAATAGTTGACAAGGGAACGAACGGTGCTTTTAGCGTTAAAAATTACCGCATACACGAAGGGAAAATCTTATGAGAAAGAATTTATTATTTGCAGTCCTGCTCGTTTTTGGAACGGCTCTTATTTGGACGGTGATTTGTTGGAATTGGTGGGGACGCGATAAGGCAAAAGACGTTCACGTTGAAATTCAAAAGCAAGATAGCGTTATAAATTACAACGCTGGCGAATACGACCGTCTGCTCCAAGAACAAATTGAACTATACAAACAACTTCGCACCTATGAAGATGCTCAATCTAAACACAAAACCACCTATCAAAGAAATCGTTCTGCTGTTATTATTCGAGATACTATTGTTCGCGTTGATGTTCTCCGTTTGGTGAACTCTTGTGACAGCGTTATTGCTTCCGACTCTCTCGTTATTAACAACCTCAAAGAACAATTGAACGTTGAAGGTCTAAAAATAGAAAACTTACAAGAAGTTGTTGAGGCTTATGAACAGAAGACCGATATTTTGACAGAAGAAATTAACACTCTAACTGCTGAAAAGAAAAAGTTAGACAAACAAAAAAAGCGCAGAAACCACGCTTTAATCTTTACAACGTCTGTCGCTGCTCTTTCTACTTTTGTTCTTTCAGTTTTACTTTAGATTCTGGAATGTAGAACTTCAAAGAGAACTCAATAGCTTCACTTAAAAATGTGTTGCGACTATTATCTCCACGTTTCTCGTCTATCTCGTTCCACAGATCTTTGTGTAAGTAGACACAGATTCCTTTTTTAGTTTTGCTTTCTGGCATCTTCTTCAATTTTTAGTTTCTTCAAATAAAGGGCAAGGTCTAAGGCTTCTTCGTACGCGTGTTGAAGCCATTCTGAGCGCGTTAAATCAGTTCGGTCGAGTGTTGTTCCGTACGTCTCCATTCCCTTCGCTTCACGCGCCTCTAATTCAGCGATGACTTGCGTAAGTAAATTACTTTTCTTCATTATTTTTAGTCATCATTGAACCAATCATAAGAGAACAATAGATTTTCTCTTTCGCGTTCATATCTTTTCGCTGTGAAAGTTCAAGGAGTACGTCGCCTAAAATCTTTCCTTGTTGGAAATATGCAGCTACTGAATTGATTATTTCGCGCTCACGCTCCTGTGTGATTTTTAACGCTTCGTATAGTGGTTTTTGTTTCATTTTATTTGTGATTTATCAATTACAACGTAAATAGTGTCAATGACTTTTCCACTTACGACTTCATTATTTTCATTGTTGTTAAATTGGTTTGTTACATTCCTATCTAATACTTCAACCTCATTAACAAAGAAGTTTGTATTTCCTCGATTTTTAAACCAATTGTAACCAAGAACTCTGTGATATTTTATTTTTACTTTCCAACCATAACTGGCTGCGCTGTCTAAGGTGGCAATAATTGCAGGATCATTAATATCATTGTCAACTGAAAAGTCAAAACCTTCTGCCGAGTTCATTCCTGTTTGTGTTGCATTTAGATGTGCTTCGTGCGACTTCCATATTATACCGCTTTTTGTGAATGTTGTAATCATACCAATTCGTTCACCGTTTGATTGATTTTCCGTGCAAGAAGTTAAGATTAACATTGCAGACAGAATTAAAAATAATGTAATTTTTTTCATTTGTTTATTTATTTGTGCTAATATAGTCAACCTATGCTAACCGACAACATATTGTCCATAACTTGGATTGAGTTCGAAGTACATACGCATCATGATTGCGTCGGCAACGTCGGGAGAAATGCCTTCGCGGTTCTTGATTACATCCTTCGGTGTTACTTGCAACTTACCGTCCACGTCTGCGCGGTGTCGTTTAATCATCTCCAGTTCGCGAATGATTTGTTCCTTCCGTGTGTTTGATAAGATTGTTATCTTGTTTTCTTCAACGTATTGAGCCAATTTGTAGTAACATTCGCTTTTCAGATTTTGGTATTGCGGGTGTTTTGGTTTAGATCCATTGACGAACCCGCGACATTTAAGAAAATCAACCACTCCACCACCAACACCGTCTTCGTCGCAGAGAACATCCTGTAACAAAATGTTGTGTTCTTTTGTTACGACGCGTATCTTGTTCACTACTTCGTCCAACGCTGCTCTATTCAACTCAATTATATCAATGATAGTAAGTCCTTCCCAAACGCAAATGATCGTTCTATCCTTACCAAAACGCGCAATGTCGGCTGTGATATACTTCTTTCCTTCATTGATTACTTCGTTGCGAAACATTCGAAGTAAATTTTCCGTGTTGAATAGTTTGTCGCTGTCGTCGTCGAACTCCCAATTACCTTCTAAAAGACGTTTGCGGTCGTATTCTGGAAGGCGACGTAGGGACTCAATGTAAGCAACAGGAAGGAAAGGATTATCTTGCGGTAACGCCTGAACAAAAGCACGGTGCGAAGGTAGTTCGCTTCGGTTTGCTTTGATATAAAATTCATTATACAACCAACCCTTCGAAGGATTGCACGATAAGAAACCTTTTGGAATAAGACCGAACTCGTTCAACTTGTAACGGCAACGGGAATGAACGATGTTGACCGCTTTCTCTGTTACCTCTGCAACCTCGTCAATAAAATAATCGGTAATTTCCAACGATCCTAAACTATCGAAGTTTGGATTTGAAGGATAAGCGAATAAGTCTTTCAAGACAATTTCACTTCCGTTGAAGAACTTAATCACGTTCGTTTGTCCGTTGTAAGTATAGTGTTTGTCAGCAACCAAACCAAACTCACGCGCTGTTTCAAAGAACGTGTTTAACGTCGTCTTTTTTAACGTATCTAATTTGCTTCGTCCAATAAGCGAACGCGTCCCTGGATACTTCAAACGTCGTTGTATCTGCCACATACAACCGAACTTCGTCTTCCCACCACCTGCCGCGCCACCGTATAACAATTGCTCAACTTCACAATCCGTCGCTAAGTAGTTCAACGCTTCAATTTGACGCGGCAGGTATTCGGGTTTATAAGGTTTCATCTATTCTAATCATTGCGTAAGACTGCGGAATTTGTGCAATTATTTTATCTGCGATTAAGCACCACCAATACGACTCATTGACCGTTCCATATTCTTGAACTTGTTCACATAAAACTTCATGCGCTTCGCCTGTTACAGGATGAATGAATTTGTACTTTCTCATTAAAATAGTGTTAGTTGATTTTCAACAACAGGACAAAGTTCGTCTTGCAGTATTTGAACAATGCGGTCGTACTTCTTCGCGTCGTTGTTTTGCTTTACTTGGTGCAAGAGCAATTCAAGACCAGCGTTGAACGCTTCGTCTTTCGTTTTATATACGCAGTATTCAGCGTGATAAATTAATGGCTGCGACCAACCTTGATCCTGTCCTTTGAAACTAATTGAATAACTCCAATTACCGTTTTGAACAATCGCTACATTGACCTGCGCTTCATAACCCTTTATACATTTGTAGGTGTAAAGAATTGGATTCTCGCAAACACCTTGTTCGTTGAATGTAAATTCATTCATTGCTTCGACAAATAAAGTTTGTAAAGTTCACGAAAGCCTTCAAACTGAATTGCTTCTTTTAGAAGCTGTCGTTTACGGTCACTCATTCGTTCAACCATTCCTTTGCTTAGTTGCTGTTCGTTGAAGACTGTCTTTCGCGCCTTCGCTTTACATAGATTGTATTCTTCGTCTGTGAATGTTTCAGCCGTTATACGCTTACTTTCTTCTAACCAACGCATCATTGATACTCCGCGCAATTCTAACGTCGTGTATTTGCCTTGTTTGAAGCTCTCAATGTCCTCTTTCAACATTCTTCGCCAGCTGTCGTCGTTCACCGCCATTTCGTTTTCTTTTATTAGTTCTGCTTTTTCCTCAATCGATTGCGCAATTTCACGCTGAATTTGTAAGTTTGCCTTGTCTCTGTGTGGTTTGTAGTGCGTCAATACGTCACCAATAAATGAAACGCTCAACGCTCCAAAATGCTCACACTTCTTTGTCAGTTCATTCGCTGCATTTAGTTCAAACGCAAGGTTGAAATGTTCAAACGTAACCCAACGAAAGTGTTTCACTATAAATTCGTGTAGCATCTGAAGCAATTGCGCTTCGGGAAGTGCTATTCCATACATCGCGCAAACCTTCGAACATAACTTAACGAACGTAGGCAAGTCGTAGTCGGCTACAAATGCGCTTTCACGTTCCGCACGATCAACCCTTTGTGTAATTGTGAGCGTCGTTGTAGATGCGTTGCGCAGCATCGGCGTCGAATTTTCCATTTTTGATTTTGATTTGTTGGTTTGTTTTTGAAGTGTCAAATGTACTTAAATCCCATTTACGAACGGCAGCTTTCCAATCTTTCATTGCATTGCGTCCAACCTTCCAACCGTTTGCTTCGTAGTGAGCGTGGAATTTCTCGGTAAACTTAAGCGCGTCGTCGTTGCTTAGTTTCTCGCAAGCGTATTCGTAGATTTCAACAACCGTTGGTTTGACGAACGCTGTCTTTTTTTCTTTCGTCGTGACTGGAAGTTGAGCGGGTTGCGTTTGCGCTTTCAATATTTCTTGAACCTGCGCTTCGAGTATCTCAACTCTTCTTTTTAGTTGTAGTATAAGCATCATTTTGCTCCTCCGTATGTTTTGTTGTAATGACTCTCTGCGTCAATTCTATAATAGGTACCACCTTCTTGGAGCAGTCCTGTTTTTATTGGAGCTTTTTTAATAAACTCAATCATCTGCTCCTTCTCCATTTGCTTGGCTTGTTCATAAATACTTTTAAACTTTTTAGCCATTTCAGATGCTTCAGCAACATAAAAAATATCTTTTATTTGCTCTTCCAACCATTCAACTGCTGTTTGTTTCTTTTCCATACTTATTTAATTTTTAATTAGTCCCACCCTTCGCCTTTCGCGTCGTCGTCTGCGTCGTCCCATTCCTGACAATCGGAGCAGAGTTTTATTTCCCCGTCGTCGTCGATTGTTTCGTACGCGCAATCCCAGTCTTCGAGATTTTGGTCGGTTAACACTTCTTGGATGCGTTCGTCTAAAAGTTCTTTGTCGCAGTTCGGACAAAATCTTAAATCTGATTTCATTTCTTTAATTGTTTTTTTAGTTTGATTTCTTTTTGGTGTTCTAAATGCTCGACAAATTTAGTTAAAAATTTCATTGGTTTAGCATAACCGATGTCATTTAATAAATAACAGATGCGTTCAACATTCGCTCGGTAGTTCCTGTCGCACTCTATTTGCCAACTAGCTTGTTTCACTCCGTGCATTACAGTGGCGTGGTCTTTTCCGTAGTGATCCCCTATGCTCTCAAAACTCTGCATATAACAAGGACGGATAATGAAGAACACGATTTGTCTTGCTGTAACGATTTCTCGTTTTCTCGTTGGTGAATAAAGCAATTGCGAAGGAACACCCAACACGGAACAGGTGACGTCTTCAAGTGCGCTCCAGAACATTTCACGTTCGTTTTCGAGTTCCTGTTGTTGTTTGATTTGTTCGGACGTTAAACGCTCGTAGCGTGGCGTGAGCATCGTCCAAAGTGTTTCGAAGCGTTCCATGTATCGAAACGGTATCATGTCAACTATCTCTTGTCTTATTTGTTCGTTAGTCATTTTCTTCGTTTATTAAGATTGTTGGTGTAAAGGTGCTGAAAACTTCTTCTCTTGAAAGTCCTGTGTGAAGGCAAATGTTGTTGAAGTCTTTAATTCTCATTCGCTCTGGATGTGCGACGTAAAGTCGTGCCGTTGGGTCGCTTATGCGAAGAACGTTTTTGAAGTTGTTCATCGTCTTGAATTGACTTTTGACAAGTCGCCCGAATGGTGTTTTATAGATTGCTTTGTTCATCGTTTTAATAGTGGTTTAATCAACTGCTCTTTCTTCTTGTTGTCTTCGTGGTTCGTTCCGCGTAGTTCTGGATTGCGTTCCTTAACCAATCGCGCTATACGTGTGATGTTGTCCGCTGTCGTGTACTTACCAAGTTCGTACATCGCGAAGAAGTTACTTGTTATGTCTCTGCGCTCTGCGAATTGGTCTTGCCATATCTTCACACAAAGTGCTTTGTTATCGTTGCGGTATTTCTTCGCCTGTTTGAGTAGTTTCTCAACGCGCTTTTCAAGTGATAATAATTTTTTCATTTTGATTTTAAGATTAAGAGAGGGTATATTTCAACCCTCTCGTTATTATTTAGAATGGAAGGTCGTCTTCGTTTTCTTGTGTTGGTTGAACCAATCCTTTCGCTTCGAGCATTTCCTTTGCCTTGTTCATTTGATCCGCAGCGCGTTCCAAACGTTTGCTAAATTCAGCCGAAGAACTCACTTTGTTTTGCAACCATTCTGGAAGCATCTTGAAACGCAAGTCGAAGTCTTCGCTGTCGTAGTCCAACAAGAACGAAGCGTTTACCTGTGGTGGACAAGTCATTCCTTTCGCAAGTGGTGACGCTCCTTTTAAGTCTGCGTAAGTGCGCCCTGTATTCGCTGTGCGGTGCATAACAGAAACCATTGCTTCCTTACCTAACAAAGTACCAATGTCGAATTTGTTTGCTTCTGCGTCGCTCATTGCCTTACCTAACCAAGATTGAACGAAGGCTCTTAGTCCGCTTTTCTCGTGCATTGACAATGTGAAGTCGCGACCGATTGAGAAAGGCTGTTCACCTTTGCCGAAGTCGGCTGTTTCAAGTGGTAGTTCAAAGACCAGGCGAACTTTGTTCACTAACTTTTCTTCGCCTTGATAGGTGTCTACAATCGTTCCGATGTGAATGATTTGGTAGCAGCGTGCTACGTGCGTTCCTGCGGGTACTGTTTGACCTCCGCTGTTGTTGTTTTTTTGTTGTGCAATAATGCTCATTGTGTTGTTGTTTATTTGTTGTTGATTTATATAATTTTCAAATTTGTTTGCGAGTTTCGCTTCTTCGTTCTGCCAGAACCATTCGTTTGCTGACATTTGTTCTTCCTCGCTTATTCGCTTGTAATAACCCATTTAGATGCGGTCTTGGAAGATACGATAGTCGAACTCGAATGTTATTCCGTCTTTCTTCAATCGGACGTAGTGGAGATCGTAGTCGGGTTCATCTCTGCGAAAGAAGCGACCAAGAACATCGAACTCAAAGACGTTTCCGTTTTCGTCTGTGAACTGGCGTCCTTCGTTTTCGTGGAACCAACCTGTTTCTTCTTCGTGAAAGTTTTCTGCGATGCCTTTGATTTCTTCATTCAGACGCTTGATGTCGTCCATTGAAAAGTGATAAGTGATTTTTGGATTGTACATATTGATTTTGATTTTTAGTGGTTACAAATGTATTCAATTAGTTCGTCGTTCCAACGCAATTCTGAAATTTTTTGATGTTTCTCAATGTTGGCTGCTATCTCGTTGTGCGTTAAGTTGTAGGCTGACGCTGACGAATAAACGCAAATAAAGTTAGATTTCTTCTGGTGGGGTTGGTAGTTCTTTCCAAGACGAAGTAGTAACTTTGAGGAATACTCGTTCAAGTTCTGCAATTCGTTGGTCGCACAATTGATCCCTAGAGGTTGACCCATTCTTCTGATTACCGTAGTAATTTTGTGCGGTAATGATTCCGTCAATAAGAATTTGTACTTCTTCTTCAAAGAGAAAAATTGATTTGTAAAAATTGGCTCTTTCATTGTTCATTTGATTTATTGGTTTTTAGATTTCTTTTGATAAAATTACTTCTTCGCGTGGTGTTGCTTGTTTAATGCGGTCGTAAGCTGTCACTGCTTCGTCGTAAACGTTATACGACATATGAAATTCTCCGTTTACTTTGATGACGTAGTACATATCTGTCAACGTCGTCTTTTGAATTAGTTCTACTTTCATTTGTTTGTTGTGTTTAATTGGTTTCTAAATTGCTCAGCTTCTTTCTTTGAATAGAATGCTTTAATTACTTCACTTCCAATCATAACAGTATAAGTTGGAAATGTGTAAGGATTTTTTGTTTTTATTCTTGCGTTCATTTTGTTGTGTGATTTGGTTGTTGTTCTAATTGTCTTGTTTGTTCGTCAATCGTTCCTGCGATTAACATTGCTCCGAATAGCATCGCGATAAAGAGTAGTGTTTTTTTCATTTGATTATTTGGCTTGATAAGTTTCGTTGTAATGTTGTTTTCCTGTATTTTCTAACTTGTGTAAACCCATTAAATGACCGTCTTCATAAGCATTAATAATTTGTTCCTTTTCCATTTCTAGTGCTTTATCATAAACACTATCCATATCCATTATTAAATGAGCATAGAATTGTGGAAGTCTTGCAATCATTTCTTTTTTCAAAAAATCAACAGCGGTTTGTTTTTTCATTTGATTATTTGTTTTTAGTTAATGCAAATTCTAAAGCGTCTTTCCAAAAAATTGAATCTGGTTGATTCTGAATAGCAATTAAAATTAAGGTTAGATACATTTTTAATTTTTCACCGAACGCATTTCGAAGATCGGTTTCAAGTGGAGAACCTTTAAAGTTAGTTTCCATATTAATTTATTTTTGATAAGGTTAATACGCTTTGAGCAAGTTCTAAATACTCTTTGTAGTATTGGTTTCTTTCTTGAATTGAAATAGATTTGTCTTTTACGCAATTCATTAAAGCAGACATGATTGTTTTTGCGTTTTGTAATTCGGTGTTCATTGTTGTTTTCATTTTGTTTATCTTTGGTGTTGTTGTTAATTGTTTGACAAATATATGCTAAACTTTTGAGATAGCAAGAAAAAAATAAACTTTTTTTGAAAATAATTTCTAAATGATTGAAAATGAATGTAAAAACTTTTAAGAAAACATACAAAAAAAGTAGTGTAAAGCGTAAAATTGCACCCGAAAGCGAAGCGAACCAACAAGAAATAGTTGTGAAATACCTTCGTTTAGCATATCCTGACGCTCTTTATTGCGCTTCAGCAGGTGGAATGAGGACGAGTTACTTGCAAGCGATCAAAATGAAGCGCACCGGTTACGTAAAAGGATTTCCCGACTTATTCATCTACGAACCACGCGGAGAATTTCACGGTCTTGCAATAGAAATGAAGAAGGAAAAAGGTGGTACTGCATCACCAGAACAAAAGCGTTGGCAAGAGCAATTAAGAAACAGAAACTATTGTTCTTATATTTGTAAGGGAAGTGAGGAAGCTATCAAAAGAATAGACGAATACTTGAATGAGTGAAACTTGACCAATACATAGAAGGACATTACAAGAAATTCAAAGAACTTGCGAAAGGAATAGCGCGAGGTGAAGATTTCTATGAGGATCTTTTACACGATTGTTTGTTGTCTATGTTTGGTTCGAAGCACATTGAGAAGTTAATTGAAACAGGAGAATTCGAGTTTTACCTCATTCGCGTTATGTATTTATCCGTTAATTCACCTAATAGTCCTTTCTATCGTCAAACGATTGCCTGGAATAGAAACAGACGCGACTTCAAAGAATACGCTCACGAGGTTGACAAGACGTGGTTAGGCGCACGCATGACCAACGAACAATTAGACATCTTGATTAGTCGCTTAACCGAGTTCGAAAGACTAATCTTTCAAGAGTACATCTTCGAAGGTTTCACCTACAGAGAATTTTCAAAACAAACAGGAATACCAACTGTATTTTTGTACAGAACAATTGATAGTATCAAACAAAAAATAAGAGCAAATGTTATTCGCAAAGTCAAATGAGTATAAGCGACGTTTAGAAATTTGTCGCACCTGTAAATTCTTCGAAGCATCAACGCAGTCTTGCGGTCCATTGATCGTAGGTGAAGAAGTAGAAACCGAAGTCCTATTCCGTCGTAAGTCGATTAAATTGTGCGGGTGCGTTATGCCGATAAAAGCAAAGTTAGCCTTTGCACAATGTCCAGCATCGAAATGGTCGGGAGTGTTGTCTATTGATGAACAAATCGAGTTCAAACGTTTCTTGCTCGATATGAAAGCGCAAGGACGTTTAGAGGACAAAGACTTGATAAAGTTCTATTCGTTCAAGGACAAGGCTACAGGAGCGTTCAACGAGCGTTCAACGTGCAGTCCTTGTGTGCGCAAAGACATCAATATGTTTTTGGAGTCAATGAAGGATGTTGAAATAGGTGAATAACTAATTGACGCAACGAAGTAAGTTTTAATTATTTTTGTTGTGTCAAATGGTAAAAGTATTAACCCTCTTTTGTTTCCGTTTGACGACAAGAAACAATTGGGGGTTATTTTTTTGAATAAGAGTAATGAATACACGGGTAACCTGAATAAAAGTAAACAAAGCCTTCGTAAGTCACAGCGAAGTAACCAATGACTACACTTGCAATACATCAATGCTTGGATCGTGCAAATGCTTCTTATGAAGCAAAGGCAGTTTGTTTTTCTTGGGGAGACTTTTTCTTTTCTTTCTTTTTCTTTTACCTTTTTCTTTTTCTTTCTTTTCTTTTCTTTGCACATTTAAGACAGTCAATAAGTTTAGTGACATTAAAAGAACAACTAACGTAAATTAGCACAATAATATATTTAACTTATATGAAGACAATAACTGTCAAGATTAACGAAGTAAAATCAAACCCTAATAACCCTCGTATTATTAAGGACGATAAATTCAAAAAGTTAGTCGCTTCAATTAAAGAACTTCCACAGATGCTCGAACTACGTCCAATTGTCGTAAATGAAGATATGGTTGTTCTTGGTGGTAACATGAGATTGAAAGCGTGTAAAGAAGCAGGACTAAAAGAAATACCAATTATCAAAGCATCTGAATTGAATGAAGAACAACAACGCGCTTTTATTATTAAAGATAACGTTGGCTTTGGAGAATGGGACTGGGACGCGTTAGCTAACGAATGGGACGCAGAACAATTAGAAGAATGGGGTTTGGACGTTTGGAAGGTTGAAGAAGAGCCTTCACTTGACGAATTAATAGGTGAAGAAAAAAACAAACCAGCTTCAATGAAGATAACTTTTGAAAGTCCTGAACAACTTCAAAAAGCCGAAATTGATATTCAAGAACTTTTAGATCGTAAATATAGCGGTGCGTATTTTAGCGTTTCAGCAGGTGAAATATGAGATTAGAAAAAGCATCATACAAAGCGATTAAGTACGCGTGTTTGAATTTTCATTATTCAAAGACAGTTCCTGCATCTTCAATTTCTTATTCAGTATTTAACGATAAAAAAGAATGGTGCGGAATAGTTTCTTTTTGTTACCCTTCAGGTGTTATGTCAGGAAAACAATTCAATTTAGTTCAAGGACAATTTATAGAACTTAATCGAATGGCGTTAAATGGAAAACAAGAAAGCACTTCAAAAGTTTTATCGTTAGCAATTAAGTTATTTAAGAAACACAATCCAACAGTTAAACTTCTTATTTCATATTCAGATAAAGGACAAAACCATTTCGGAACAATTTATCAAGCAACTAATTGGATTTATGTTGGTGAAAATGAAAGTAGTGGAAAAGATTATTTCTATAAAGGAAAATGGAGACACGACAGAACCTTGAATGAATATCCAAAAGAATTTTTAGCAACTTTGGAAACAAGAAAACGAAGCGGTAAAAGAAAATATCTTTACCCACTTGACAAAACTTTGTTACCTTTGTGTAAGTCTTTAAGTAAACCATATCCTAAAAAAGCGCAAGAAGTTAATGAGGATAAACGCGATGCTTCCAGTATCGAAATAGGCGGTTCGAATCCGACCCTTGCGCTCTAATTAATCGTGAATTAATCGTGAACAATGGCTAACCTACAAAACCTTAAACCCTTTCCAAAAGGAAACAATGCAAACCCCAACGGAAGACCCAAGAAATACGTTTCGTTGTTGAAGGAAAGCGGATACAAGTTGAGCGAAATAAACGACACTATACAAGCAATGATGGCTATGGATATGGACGAACTGAAAAGCGTTTGGGACAACAAGCACGCGACCATTCTTGAAAAGACAATAGCAAACGCAATGATGACCTCGTTAAAGAAAGGTTCGTTGTATTCGTTAGAAACATTATTGAGCCGTGCGTTTGGTAACCCAAAACAAATGACCGAACTGACAGGCGCAAACAGCGAACCTATTCAAATAATCATCAACGACAAATTATAACAACCAATTCGACAAATTACCGAATGAGTACCGCAACTTTGACATTTGACCTTACCGACTTCGACGATCGTTTCGAATACACACGAATGATTAAAGCTCTCGATATGGCAATGATGTTGTGGGAGTTACAGATGAACGGTTACCGCAAATTCACCAAGTACAATGACAGGCAGGAAGGCGCGTACCAAGAAGGGATTGAAGAGGTGTTTGAATACATACGCGGACTACTGCGAGAACACAACATAGACGTTGAACAATTGATTGTATAACGTACCCGAAAGGGTAAAGTAATATGCAAAACAAACATAACAGCACCCGAATGGGTAAACTTTATAATGTGGATTCGTCGCAAGTATAGTAGATTTTTGCGACAAACAAAAGACAGAACAAGACAATTAATGGCAAATGTTTGTCACAATTATTTCAAAAATTTGTGACATAAAAAACAAACAAATGAGCGAAAACAAATTAAACTTTTTGAAATCACAGATACGCGCTTTCAACCCAGAGTGGACGAAAGAACAAATCGAGATGGAAGCAATACGCATTTACAACGAAGCAAACACTATCGACGACGACGACGAAGGTTGTTTGTATTGCGGATCTTAAAACAAGAATATGAGCATAAGAGTTTCAATCCCTGCCGACTACGCGAGCATCTCGCTGAAGCAATACAAAGAGTTCAAGACAGCAAAGAGCGACGTAGATAAGTTGGTTGCTATTTCCAACCTATCGAAAGACGACGTTCAAAAGGTACCAATGCAACACGTGCCTACATTACTCGCTGCGTTCGACGATACGTTGTTAAACGAGAGCGCGAAGTTCTTTGAGACGATTACTGTCAAAGATACTGACTTCGGGTTTATTCCTAACCTTTACGAAATCTCTTTGGGCGAATACGCGGACATCTCAACGTGGGCTGCTAACGTCGAAGAAAACATCGTGAAGATTATGTCTGTGCTTTACCGACCTATCGTGAAGCGTGTGGGTTCGAAGTATTTAATCGAAGAATACAACAGCACGAAAAGAGCAATGAGTGAGGAACTTGTGGAGCAGATGACGCTCGAACAATTCAATGGTGCGATGCTTTTTTTTTCGACTTTGCTCAACGAACTAAGCAACACTTCGCTAGACTATTTGGAGACAGAGGTGAAGAAGTTGACGCAGGAATTAACGGATCAATTGAAGACCGAGACAACCTAAACCAAGTGTTGGGAAGGTACGGTTGGTATCACTTATTCATGGAAGCGTGCGGGCGTGACATAACAAAATTGGACGCAATTACGGAAAAAAGCGCGTGGAGTATATTTACATTTATGACTTACCTAATAGACTACAACTATGTCGAACGTACAAAGCTACAACGCACTTATAGAT